AATGACGGCTGGGCCGTGTTTGAATATACCCCAAGGGGTAAAAATCATGGTTACGACCTCTACAAGATGGCAGAAAATAACCCCGACTGGTATTGCTCTCTCCTCACAGTGGACGATACTCGACGCCCTGACGGTTCCCCCGTTATCTCCCCCGAGGATATACAGGCAGAGCGTAACGAGGGCATGGAGGAAGAGCTTGTCCAACAGGAGTATTATTGCAGTTTTGATATGGGCGTCCAGGGTGCGTACTTCTTTATACAAATGACCAAGGCCGAGACGGATAAACGGATATGTAGCGTTCCCTACGTCGAGAGCCTGCCAGTATCCACCTATTGGGACCTCGGCATGGATGACAGCATGACGATATGGTTTGTGCAGAGGGTAGGGAAAGAGGTGCGGCTGATAGACTACTCCGAGGAGACAGGTAAGGGATTCCCGGAACACCAGAAGATACTCTCCGAGCGCGGTTATTGTTATGATAGACATTATATGCCGCATGATGTTAACGTAAGAGAACTGGGCACGGGTGTTAGCCGGTTACAGACAGCCGAGGCATTAGGTATTAAGCCGATTACGAGGGTTCCGAGGGTGAAGCGCAAAGAAGACAGCATAGCGGCGGCCCGGTCTTTCCTCTCCCGGTGTTGGTTCGACAAGGATAAGTGCAAGGACGGGATAAATGCTCTGAAAAATTACACTAAGGTATGGGACGAGAAGAACCATGTATTCAAGAATCAGCCCCTACATAACTACGCCAGCCATGGTGCAGACGCATTTCAGACACTGGCAATGGGCTACAAAGAGGCCGTTGAGGCCATGCAACCGCCACGTAAGCAGTATCAGCAGCCGGGCGGATGGATGGGGATGTGATGGAAAATAACATAGGTGATAGACAGCCGACCGACGAGCAGGCCATAGTCCGCGAGGCCCTTGAGAGGTGGAAAAACGCTAACGAGGCCGAAACGGAAAACAGGCGCGCGGCTATCGAGGACCAGGAGTTCCTCAACGGAGAGCATTGGCCGGAGAATATAAAGCGGGCGAGGGAAGACCAGAATAGACCCTGCTTGACTATCAACCGGCTCCCGGCGTTCCTCGACCAGGTTGTGGGTGACGCCCGGAAAAATAGACCTCGTATCAAGGTTCGTCCGGTAGATGACAAGTCTGATACCAAGGTAGCAGACATTCTCTCTGGCATTATCCGCAATATCGAATACCAGAATAATGCTGATGCCATTTATGATTACGTATTAGAACAGGCCGCTGGTTCGGGTTTCTCGTATTTCCTTCTTGGGACAAAGTATGTAGGCAATGATACATTTGACCAAGAGGTGACCATGAGGCGTATACGCAACTGTTTCAGCGTGTATCTCGACCCTGACGCGCAGGAGCCTGATAAGTCTGACGCCAGCTGGGGTTTTGTCTGTGAGGATATTAGCAAGGAAGAGTTTAAGCGTAGATACCCTAAGGCCGACGAAAAAGGACAGGACTGGGAACGTGGTTATGGTGAGGAATACTCTAATTGGTTTCAGGTGGAGAGTGTAAGGGTAGCTGATTATTATAAAAAAGTTTACAAAGAGCGTAAGATTATGCAGTTAAGTGACGGCTCTGTTGTAAGTGAGAAGGACGTAGACAAGGCCCTGACGGCGGCAAGGTTCGACGATTATGGTGTGTTACTGCCTCCTCTTACCGTAGTTAAGACACGGACGGTTAAAGACGTAGAGGTACAGCATTACAAGATAAGCGGTAATTCCATATTAGAGCCTATGCGTAAGTGGGCTGGTGATAATATTCCGATTATTGCCGTTCTGGGCAAGGAATTGAATGTTCAGGGCCGGACGATATACAGGGGATTGATACGCCACGCTAAAGACAGCGCGAGGATGTATAATTACTGGCGCACGTTAAGCACCGAAGTTGTAGCATTGGCCCCTAAAGCCCCGTGGATAGCCGCCGCCGAGCAGGTTGAGGGATACGAAGCGGAATGGAGGACGGCGAATACATCAAATACGTCTCTACTGCGATATAAGTATATACCGGGTCTGCCTCTGCCTCAGCGCACATCCCCGGGCACAATACCTACGGGCATGGTCAACGAGGCTCAAATATCAGTAGACGACCAGAAGGCCGTTATCGGGATATACGACGCCGGCCTTGGTAAGCGTAGTAACGAGACCTCCGGCCTTGCTATCCGCGAGAGGAAGAGAGAGAGCGATACCGGGACCTATGCCTTCCCCGATAACCTTGCGCGGTCCCTGGGCAACGCCGGACGGCAAATGATAGAGGTCATACGCAGGCTTTACGATACTCCGAGGATTGTACGGATACGAGGTCTGGACGATTCCGAGCGGTTCGTCATGGTAAACCAACAGATACCCCCTGAGTCTGGGAATAAATATACCCACGACGGTAAGCCCCTGAAAGATGGACAGGGTGCATTCTATGACCTCAGCGTCGGCAAATACGACGTAGTGGTAGATACAGGTCCTTCAGCCTCTACACAGAGGACAGAGGCCGCCGAGAGTATGCTGGACTTCGTTAAGGCCGTACCTGCCGCAGGTGAGGTTACCATGGACTTAGTAGCGGATAGTATGGACTGGCCGAAGCGCGAAGAGTTTGCCAAGAGGTTGAGGAAAGTATTACCTCCGGGCGTAGCCGACCCCATGAACGACGAGGACGGGCAACCAGAGCCCCCTAAACCACCATCTCCGCAAGAACAGGCGGCTATGCAGGCACAACAGGCGGCCCAAGAGATAGAGAAGGCCAAGTTACAGCTGGAGTTCGCCAAGATAGAGGTGGAGAAAGAGAAGTTACAGGTTGAAAAGATGAAGGTGGCCAGCGAAGAGAAGGACGACGCCGAGAAGATGAGGGCGATTGCTATTGACGTTATGAGGGAGGTCTACAGTGAGTGAGGAGCAAAAGGCCGCCATAATTGAGATATTGAAGGCCCTGAAGGGGCTATCAAGGATGTTACAGGAATTAATTAAATAACATAACCGTCTAACCCACATACAGTGGATAGAGGCAACCAAGGCTTAACGGCTGAGGTTGTCTTTTTTTATGCTTACCGGCGAGCGCACACCGGGCAGAACACTACCTCAATGGAGGGGATAATGACCGTAGACAACGATGCAACACCAGACATATCGGATGACGCTAAGGCCGAGGACGCAGGATTTATTACGCCAGACGACGGGACACCGAAGGAAGAGGTCCCGGAAGAGAGCAAGGAGACCGGTGAGTCAGAGGACAAGGCCGGGGAAGAGCCTCCTAAAGAGTCTGAGAAGGCCAAGGAGGAAGAGAAACCCACGGAAGATACGTCCGGCGACGACAAGGGCGATGAACTACCCAGGGGCGTTAGAAAACGTATCGATAAGGTTGTAGCGGCACGGCATAAAGCGGAGGAAGAAGCCGCTTATTGGCGTGGTAAGGCTGAGGCGGCAGAGGCTAAGAAGGCCGCAGAGGGCAAAGAGGAAGTCTCTCAAGAGGATGATACTCCATCACCGGCTGATTACGAGACGGAAGAAGAGTATATATCCGCCCTTACCGACTATAAGGTAGCCAAGGCCCTGAAAGAATTTGAAGCCAAGACCGCCGAAAAAGCCAAACAACAAGCAAAAGAAGCCGCCGAGAGGGAGAAAAGAGACGCCTTCGCCAAGCAGATAGACGCCGCGCGTAATTTACACGATGATTACGATGAAGTGGTTTACGCCGACAATTTACCTATAACTCCGGAGATGTTCGAGGCCATACAGGCCAGCGAACAGGGGGCAGAGATAGCCTATAAATTAGGCAAGAACCCCACGGAAGCGGCAAGAATAGCGGGTCTTCCTCCCATACAAGCGGCACGGGCAATATGGAGCATGGAAAAGGGTAAGCCCTCTTCTCCATCAACTAAAACAAATAAGGTTTCTGGTGCCCCTGACCCTATCCCCGCTTCGGTAGGAGGCGCGGGAGGTGGTGAAATTGACGACGATTCCATGAGTACGGAAGCATGGATGAAGCGCGAAATCATCAGGGACAACAAGAAACGAGGTATAGGAGGATAAGAAGACACAGTGGCTAATTCACTACTTACACCAACACAGGTATTGCGTAAGAGCTTGATGATTCTGCATGGCAAGCTGAACTTCGTAGGCAATATCTACCGTGACTACGATAAGCACTTTGCCAAGAAGGGCGCCAAGATAGGCAGTAACCTGACCGTGAGGCTCCCTAATGAATACGTCGTCACCGATGGCGCGACACTCTCTACGCAGGATACGACAGAGAATAGCGTAATCGTGCCCGTAAACAACCAGAAGCACGTTGGCATGAACTTCACCACGGAAGAGCTTACTCTTTCCCTTGATGATTTTGCCGAGAGGATAATCGAGCCCGCGATGGCCGTACTTGCCGCAAGCGTCGAAAGTGCCGCTTATGGGATGTATAAGGACGTCTATCAGATAGTTGACAACGACGCCAACGCGATAACGTTCAAGAACATCATGCAGGCGCGACAGAAGCTAAACGAAGCCCTTGCTCCCCCATCTAAACGCTGTCTCACGCTGTCTAACGCGCATAATGTCACCATAGTGGACGCTCTCAAGGGTCTATTCCATGACGACCATGCCGTAACCCAGCAGTACAGAGAGGGCAAGATGGGGACAACCGCAGGGTTCGACATCTACGAGAATACCCATGTATCCGACCATCAGACCGGCACGGCGGCCAAGACCACGGGATATTTGGTCAATGGCGCGGCTGAGTCCGGAGCCACTATCACAGTGGACACAGGCACGACCACATTCCTTAAGGGCGATATTATCACCATCGCCGGGGTAAACAGGGTTCATCCTGAGACCAAGGTAAGCACTGGCGCCCTTCAGCAGTTTGTCATAACGGCTGATTCTGGTGCGAATGCGACGTCTCTGGCTATCTCTCCGAGTCTTACGGCTACGGGAGCAAGACAGAATGTGTCTAATGTGCCGGCCGACAATGCCGCGATTGTCAAGGTAGGCGCCGGGGCTTCACAGCTCTTGAACAGCTCTATGGCCTTCTGTAAAGAGGCTTTCTGCCTGGCAACCGCCGACCTCGTTATGCCCGGAGGCGTTGACTGGTCTGCAAGACAGGTCTATGATGGTATAGCGATGAGGATAGTAAGGCAGTATGACATCAATAACGATAGGTTGCCTTGCAGGGTTGACATCCTTTTCGGAACCAAGACGTTGAGACCTCAGCTTGCCACTCGTATCCATGCTGACGGCTAACCTTAACCGGGGAGGGGGCAACCCCTCTCCATCTTTTTAAGGAGAATGACATGGGACATCAGATGTGGATTTATCACAAGAGCGAGGACGCAAGGGTTATAAACTCCGACGAGTTTGGTTCGCTGAAACGTAAGGGATGGCGTGACAACCCCGCCAAGGCAGAGATGGCACGGGGGCAGATGGGAGGACTTGAACCCGAGGAAGCCGAAGAGGACGAGAAAGAGCCCAAAGAGAAGAAAAAAAGGAATAAATAATGGACGTTCAGACGCTGTTAAAGGCTTCCATGCGGCTCATAGGGGTTATTGCTACAGGTGAGACCCCCGAGGCTGCCGAAATGCAGGACGGACTTGAGACTCTAAATCTTATGCTCGGAAGTTGGTCTGCCAAGAGGATGATGATCCCCGTCTTGACGGCAGAGAACTTCCCTCTTGTAGCGGGTACGGCTTCATACACCATAGGTTCAGGGGCCACTTTTGACACTAAGAGACCCATCAGAATAGAAAGTGCCTTTATTCGGGATTCAAGCAGTATTGATACCCCAATAGAGATAATCTACCGCGACAAATACAATGCTCACGTCCTTAAGACTACGCAGGGCCGCCCTGAACAACTCTTTTACGAGGATACTTACCCCACTGGCACGGTATTTGTGACTTATGTTCCCGATGAGGCTTATACACTGTTTATCAACAGTTGGAAGGCACTCACTCAGTTGACAGGGCTTACGACCTCGATAGACATGCCAAATGAGTATCTTGACGCCCTTAAATACAACCTTGCTATCAGGATAGCACCAGAGTATGGCGTGAGTATCCCTGAAGAGGTAGCGGCAATAGCGAAAGACACCTATGACACGCTGAAAACCCTTAACGCACCTGATATGACGGCGAACTTTGACGCTTCCCTACTCGAAAGGAATTATTACGGGTATGGTAACCGCAGTTTCAACATAAACACGGGCTGATATGGAATTAAAGGGCTTCATGGGGCCCTCTTATGAGGGACGCTCCAAAAATATAAACTCTTCACGCTGTATCAACCTCTATCCTGAGATTGACCAGAGCGGTAAGTCTGTTCTTGCCCTTCATGGCACACCGGGACTTGAGTTGTTTGTAAACATTGGCTCCTTTCCTGTGAGAGCGATGCACGAGATTGATGATATTATTTACGCCGCCGCCGGCGACCAGCTGAAAAGTATCAACGCCGCAGGAGTGATTACGACGATTGGGACGTTATCATCTGACTCGGGCCGTATGAGTATGGCTGATAACGGCACACAGTTAATGGCCGTTGATGGACCTAATGGGTATATTTACGATACTTCAACCTCTACTTTCAGCAAGATAACAGACGCAGACTTCCCTGGTGGAAATACGGTTACCTTCATGGACGGGTATTTCGTAGTAAATAAGCCGGGAACAGGGGCATTTCAGATAAGCGCGTTATATGATGGTCTGACATGGGACGCCCTTGATATTAAATCCGCTGAGGGAGACCCCGACAACCTCCTGATGGTTCTTAATGACCACAGGGAACTGTGGGCCTTCGGAGAGAACACGATAGAAGTTTATTATAATTCAGGCAACGCAGACTTCCCTTTTGACAGGATACAGGGAGCTTTCATAGAGTGGGGCGCAGTAAGGTGGAGTATATCCAAAGGCGATAATACTATTTTCTTCTTGGGTAAGAACAAGAGAGGCCGCGGTAAGGTCTTACAGGTTACGGGTTATCAGCCCCAATATATCTCGACACCTGCCATTGAGTATCAGATAAGTCAATATCATACCATTGATGACGCCTACGGCTACTGCTATACGGAAGAGGGGCATACCTTCTACGTCCTGACCTTCCCATCAGGCAACGCAACATGGGTTTATGACTCATCGACCAAGATGTGGCACGAGAGGCAATCTTACGGGATAGGCCGACACCGGGGCAACTCATATCTGCGCTATCAGAATGACCACCTTGTAAGCGATTACCTCGATGGCAAAATTTACAAGATGAAGATGGATGTTTATACAGACAATGGAGATACGATAGTTAGCTCAAGGAGAACCCGGCATTACTCGGACGACCTTAGAATTGTCCGTTACCATAATCTTCAGGTTGATTTCGAAGCTGGCATAGGCGACTCTAATTATACATCAACGGCCTATGTTACATATTTGTTGGATGGTTCTTTTGTCCTTGATGGTTCTAAATTGATGGGTGGTGAATTTGCTCTTGGTGAAAGTGTCAATCCTCAAGCCATGCTAAAGTGGTCTGATGATGGTGGGCATACATGGAGTTCGGAACACTGGACGCCTACGGGTAAGAGAGGCGAGTATGGACAAAGGGCGAGATGGAAGAGGCTTGGACGTTCAAGGGACAGGATTTTTGATGTTACGATAACAGACCCTATTAAGCGCACATTCATCGGCGCATCAGTCAATTTAACTACTGGGAGCACATAATGGCAGACCTTACAGCAAAATATACGGAAGAGGCGATTGGTTCGGGACATCCTACTAAAGCGGATACCATTAACCGGCTGA